TCATTGTTGGTAAAAAGCAGTATGATCTTCAATCAGTTTTGGGGAAGAATTTTGGGGAAGTTTTGGGGAAGCCTCCGCACACTCCAAAAAAAACGGGAGCCCATGTCGGCTCCCGCTTTTACTTAAATCCACCAACGGGATTACATGTTTATTGAATGGTGGACAGCATGAACATCTCAACAGTAAACGAACTCATTCAGTCGCTGGAGAGCGCAGGCGAGCTGTCGATCAGAGAGCAGAAGTTCCTGAAGCTGGCGAAAGCGTACCAGCAGCTGGCTGCGGAGAATGTGGAGGCAAAAAAAATAATCAGCGAATGCCGGGAGTATTTCATCGCTGGGGTGATGAACCGTATCAGACCAACGAATGAAGGCTACCTGCATATGATTTGCGACACGTTTGCAGACGAAACCCCCGCCACCGATCGCATCGTAGCCGAAGCCGAGGCGCGCGGAGTTGAGAAGGCTATCGTTCACCTGGAGACAAAATTCAGCAATATCGCCGTTCAGATTATGAATCTGCAATGGTTGGCGGATTCGCTGCGCGAGGGGGCCAAATGACCGAGCAAACCATCCTTGACATGTGCTGTGGCTCCCGCATGTTCTGGTTCGACAAACAGGACCCGCGTGCAGTGTTCGCCGACATTCGCTCCGAGCAGCACACCCTGTGCGACGGGCGCAGCCTGGTTATCAGCCCGGACATTATCGCCGACTTCCGCACGCTGCCGTTCGCTGACGCCTCTTTCCCCATTGTCGTGTTTGACCCGCCGCATCTTGAACGAGTTGGCGAAAACGCCTGGATGGGTAAAAATACGGTCGCCTGAATAAAGACACCTGGCGCGATGACCTGCGTGCTGGGTTTAAAGAGGCATTTCGCGTACTGCGGCCACACGGCGTTCTTATTTTCAAATGGAACGAAACCCAGATACCTGTTAGCCAGATTCTGGCGCTCACTGACGAGAAGCCGGCTATCTGGCAACGCACAGGGAAAGCGGACAAAACGCACTGGGTAATTTTCGTGAAGGGGGCCGACAAATGAGCATCGCCACTTACCTCAATACCGGTTTAGCCATTCTGGGATGGGCATACATCATGGTTAAAACAGGCCAGTGGATTACCAAAAATGCTCTGAGGCAGTGGGACAAGCGTCGTAAGGAATCTCGCCGCCAGAAAGCTGTGAATGAGTTTTATGACGCCTTTGAGCTTAACAGCCTGGAACCTGGCTCTACCGTTCGCCTGGCCACTAAAGGCGACCTGACAATCATGATGTTCCGCAGCGAGGGGAAGGACAATGACTGATATCACCGAACTGGCGCTGAGGTTAAAACTTGAAGCACATCGCGCGGTAAGCAATTTCAACCCTCAGATGAATATTAAAACCAGAGACCTGATGGAGCTGGTAGAGGCGCTGGAGAAGGCGCAGGGGATGGAAGCCTACTGGAAAACTCAATGCCGTGGGATAACAGATCATTGCGAGGAGTTGCAGGCGCGCATCGCCGAACTGGAGTCTCGCACCGTCACTGTAGAAAACCTGCAGGAGAGCGCCTACAGAGCTGGCTTAACTGCTGGCTGGAATCTTGGGCTGGCTAATAACAACGAAGGATTCAATAAATGCCTGGCGGCTCATACGGCTGGCATCAAGGGGAGACTGAGTGATGGCTATCACTGAAGGATTCTGCGCGGACCTCTACTGCGACTGTGATGGTTGTCAGTCAGGGAAAATCTATCCGCAGGCGCAGGCTGATTTTATTGGCCGGAATATGACAGACATTTCACAGCAGGCGCGTGAAGCTGGCTGGCGCATCAGCAGAGACCGCCAGCGCTGCTATGCGCCGGGCCACAAAATTTCACGGGGAGCCAAACAATGACCAGCAAATTAACCAAAGAATGGTTACAGCATCAAATTTCAGCAATCCAAGCCGTTGGCATTACTGATAGCAACACATTGGCCGCATTCAAGCTGGCGCTGGCCGCAATGGACAGCGAGCCGTTAGCAGTAACCGACGGTGAGCTTAATACCGCGCTGCAGCTGCACCGCTTGACGGTTGACGGTCACAGCCAGCTTTCGGACGCATTCCGTGCCGGGTTCCGTTACGCTCGACGTACCACCCCGCAGCCAGCGCCGGTAGTCAGCGCAGAATTGCTTCATACCGCAGCGTCAGCAATTGAAGACCTGCTGACTACTAAAGACAGGACGGGTGCATGTGTGTGGTTCGACTTGCCATTCCGGCTCCGCTCGGCGGCTAACGCGCAGCCGGTGACGGTAGTGCCGGAGGAAAAACCAATTCCAAATACACTGAGCATGTACGCCGTGGATGCAGTAGCAGCCATCGCTGAGGTGAAAGGTGAATAAAGTCGAATTGCTTCAGAAGATATCGGAGCTCGCTACTGAATGCCACGCGCTGGCCTGTGAGCTTGATATTGGTGATGAGCGAACCGAAATGTTCGAAATCTACAGCGTGCTACACAACCTCGGTCGCCGCGGGTACGCCTGCCAGGTAGGGCGGCGAATGAATCCATTGCTCGCATCCTGCGATGACGACGATGATGAGGATGATGACTGATGCCAAGTAAATTAAAGCGCCGGCGATGGAGGCGTACGCGGGATGATTTAGCCTGGTATAAGGATGAAGCAAAGGACCTTCATTGCCGTCTTATGGAATTAGCCGATGAAGTTGCAAACCTTCGCAAACAGATTCTCCCAGAATCTAAAACGGTGATTGCCAAACTGAAGATGTACGAAACAGATAAGGATGATCGAGACCACCAGCTTTGCAGAAGATGTAATGACGGGATTCGTGGTGGTTGCTCGTCATGTGCTTATAACGTTCGATAACCGGGTGCAGCCGGTATGTGGAGAAGAAATGTCACGTATGGTCTCTTTACTCGAATGGGCGAAAGATGAATTCGGCAGTGAAGCCCCTAGCGAGCGAGTATTAAAAAAATACGCTAAAGGTCAGATGATAGCGCCACCACCGATGAGAGTCGGACGGCGCTGGATGGTTGACAAAGAAGCTCGTTTTATAGGTGTAGTTGCTGAACCGCAACTTCCAATAAATGTTAACCCAAAACTGAGACGGATAATTAGCGATGGCAGCTAGACCGCGTACCCATAAAATCACTATTCCAAACCTATATTGCAAACTTGATAAACGTACCGGAAAGGTTTACTGGCAATACAAACACCCGATATCTGGTCGTTTTCACAGCCTCGGCACGGACGAAGCTGAAGCAAAGCAGGTGGCAAGTGAAGCAAATACTATTATTGCAGAGCAGCGAACCAGGCAGATCCTTGGTATTAACGAGCGCCTAGCTCGCATGAAAGGAAACCGCACGGATATTACAGTTTCTTCATGGCTCGACAAATATGAATTGGTGCAGGAGGAAAGATTGAAACACAACGAGCTGCGCCCAAACTCTTTTCGACAGAAAGCTAAACCAATCCGTCTTTTTCGGGAACATTGTGGAATGCAATATCTAAAAGATATTACAGCACTTGATATTTCCGAAATAACAGATGCTGTTAAGGCAGAGGGTCATAACAGGATGGCTCAAGTTGTACGCATGGTACTAATAGATGTTTTTAAGGAGGCTCAACATGCTGGTCACGTTCCGCCAGGATACAACCCTGCCCAAGCAACGAAACAGCCACGAAACAAGATAAGCAGACAAAGGCTATCTCTGGAGGAGTGGAAGGCTATTTATACATCCGCCGAACAACAACAACCTTATTTACAATGTGGAATGTTGCTTGCCATTGTAACAGGGCAACGCCTAGGAGATATTTGCAATATGAAGTTTTCGGATGTATGGGATGATATGCTGCATATTGAGCAGGAGAAAACAGGAACTCGATTAGCCATTCCCCTTTCTCTCAGAAATGAAGCGTTAAATATTACTCTGAGTGATGTTATTTCAAAATGTAGAGATGCTGTGGTGAGTAAATACCTTGTTCATTTTCGCCATAGCACCTCACAGGCTAGTCGTGGTGACCAAGTGTCAGCCAAGACACTTACTTCAACGTTCAAGAAAGCACGGGATAAAAGCGGTCTAACCTGGGAAGAGGGAACAGCTCCGACTTTCCATGAACAGAGATCACTTTCCGAGCGCTTGTATCGTGAGCAAGGGATAGACACCCAGAAACTATTGGGCCACAAAACAATGAAAATGACTGACAGATACAATGATGACCGCGGTAAAGAGTGGATCATTGTTGGTAAAAAAGCAGTATGATCTTCAATCAGTTTTGGGGAAGAATTTTGGGGAAGTTTTGGGGAAGCCTCCGCACACTCCAAAAAAAACGGGAGCCCATCGGCTCCCGCTTTTACTTAATCCACCAACGGGATTACATGTTCGCGATAATCGCGTCGCCAAACTCTGAACATTTCAGCAGCTTAGCGCCTTCCATCAGACGTTCGAAGTCATAGGTCACGGTCTTGGCGGCGATAGCGCCTTCCATGCCTTTGACAATCAGGTCTGCGGCTTCGAACCACTGCATGTGGCGCAGCAATATCTACTACCAAAACAGCTAACATATTGTTTTTATTATTTCTTATATCAGTTTAAAGGAAATTTTTTACCTTAAGCATCCATTTTCAACCCATTGATTTAGCTTAAGTAATTCTTCATTTTGGGGAAAGCATAGCTATCAATATTCATGCTCACGGATCTATGTCTCACAACACCGGACAATCATCATCATCCTCCCCTGTCCGATTGATAATGAATGTCACTACCCCGACAACTGTAACATCATCCAGTGCCTCACCTTCCAGCGCCTCCCCGTCTCTTGTAATAAATGCCCGGCCCATAATTTTTGCAAAGTCTGTACCGCCACCGTGTTGGATTAGTACGGTATCCCCCTGCTTTGGTTTAACGGAGAAATCCACAACGGCATAGCCTGTTTCTGTTACTACAACCCGAGTATTAGGGCCGGTACCGCAGAGTTTATCGACGGTCAGTCGTACTTCTACATAGTCTGCTGCTGGCGACGGAAATCCCACGTTATAGCCCTCCGTTCGGGTTGTATAACTGGAACGTGCGCTCATCCCCTTCCTGCGCTGAGACATCCCGGAATGTCGTCACATAGTGCTCTATCCACTGATTAGCCTGCCGTGGCGACCAGTGCCAGTTATATCTCTCCAGTTCCTGCAGAAATCGCCTGGTGGTGAGGATGCGCTTTCCGTTAGGCAGGATATCTATTGCCTTACGGCAGGCCGTCTCGATTTCGTATAAACGCGGCATACTTCCCCCTGTCAAACTTACTGTATATAAATACAGTAAATGCATGTATGCAGCAGATCAATATTGGCAGTGGCTATCAATGATCGGCGCTGACGTAACGCATTGATGCCTCAATTCGACTGGCAACATTGAGCAGGGAAATATTTATAAATCGTCTTCACCCCCTCATATTACATCGGCTACCGACCCAATGTTTTAACTGCTCAGACCAGAAATATCTGGAAGCTTTAGGCATCTTCTTGGAAGATAGACGAGCGCAAAGACGCACACAGCAATGATGTTATGTAGTATTTTCCCCTTGAGTGTGCCTGTTCAAGGGGATTTTTTATCGCCGTATTGTACTGGCAAATATTTGTAAATCGTCTTCACTCCCACGCCTGTCGCATCGGCCACACGCTACTGGACAGGCGCTTAGTCCGGTATGTTTCTCGCGCTACTACTGCTTACGTTAACGTCTGGTAATGATCTAGCGGCGCGACGTAAAGCGGCGTTGAAAGCAATTATAGTGACCGGCCGGCGATGGTACTTCACACGGTTAGAATGACTCTGAAATAAATAAACATCTTCTGGATAGCGTTCTCTTCTACGAGCAATCATCGCCTC